GAAATGTAACCATTGGATAAATTATGAGTATTGATGTGAAAGCCCTTGAGGACTTTATAAAGAAAGCTGCTCAAAAAAAATACGGCAAGAAAAAAACGTGTAAGCAAGCGTTTGATGATTTCCAGAAATGGAAAGACGGCAAGGTAGATAAAGATACCACTTTACCGAGGCCACCCACGAGACTGCGCTGAGTAGTCTCTTAACTAACCACATAAGTGGAGTTGACATGAACAATAACGACGATTTGAGTTTGGGCGAGAAGGCAGAATTAGCTGACTCGGCGGTACAGCTTTTAGAGAGTACAGCTTTTAATACTGCGTTTGAGGAATTAAATGCCAGTTTAGTACAGCAAATACTTGCAACACCGCCGGATCAGGCAGAAGAGCGAGAGAGGCTATACATGATGTTCAAAGCGGGTCAGATGTTTGTTCAGCAGCTTGCTGGTCTGGTTAACAACTACAACTTGGCATTACCACAAGAAGTAGGTTAAAATAGGAGAAATTTGATGTCAGACGAGCAAACCACACCGGACTCACCTGAAGTCGATAATAGTGACATTATCTCAAGACTTACGGCTGTACTGGAGTCAGAAGACCAAACCGAAGAGCCTAGTAACGAGGAAGAGGTAGCTGAAGAGGCTACTGACGAAGTAATCGAGGAGGATCAGGCACTTGAGCCAGAAGACGAGTTATCCGAGGAGGTCGAAGAAGACCCAACCGACGAAGACGCGGATGAAAGCGAAAAAGAACCTGAGTTAATAACCGAGGGTATGATCGAGGTAGATGGCGAGACGCTGTCTGTTGAAGAGATTAAACTGGGCTATTTACGCCAAGGCGATTACACCAAGAAGACGCAAGCTGTTGCCGAACAGCGTAAGGCCGCTGAAGAACAAAGCAAGTCTTACGAATCCACACTTAGCGCCCTCTTAACCGCATCGGGAGCAGACCTTTCACGCTTTGATAATGTGAATTGGGAGCAAGCGGCGGTTGAAAACCCCGATCAATATAAGCAAGCGAAGGCTATGTATGAGCAGACGCAACAGACTTACAACTTTATCAAGTCTCAAGCGGATGAGTATCAACAGCGAGTTCAAGATCAACAACAGGCAATGGTTAAAGAAANAGCGACCGAGAGCCTGACTGTCCTGAAGTCTACAATCCCTAACTGGAACAACGATTTGTATTACTCCATTGGAGAGTACGCAAAAGACGCTTTAGGTGTTTCTAGCGAAGAGTTCAACGGTATTACAGATCACCGATCCATCACGGCAATGTACAAAGCTATGCAGTTTGATAGGGCGAAGACGGAGACGCAAAAGAAGGTAAAGGCATCTCCTAAAAAAACTTTGTCGGGCAAGAAAGCAGAACCAAAAGACCTTGGAAAGAAAGAGACCTATCGCAAAGCGCGTGAACGTCTAAAGAAATCAGGTCGAATGGAAGATGCAGTTCAAGCCCTCTTAAATCGAACCTCTTAATTTAGGAATTTTCAACATGGCTACTATTGCTAACACTTACAAGACCTACGATCAGGTAGGTAAAAAAGAGATGATCGAAGATATTATCTACGACATCACACCCACATTGACCCCATTTACCTCTTCTATCGGATCAAGCTCAACTTCAGCTACTTTGCACCAATGGCAGCAAGATTCTCTTGCAGCAGTTGGATCTAATGCGGCAGTTGAAGGGGCAGACGCTGGAGCCTCTAGCGTTGAGCAGACTGAACTTAAAAATAACCACACTCAGATATTTACCAAGGTTGTACAGACTTCTGGTACTGCTGAAGCGGTTGATAAGTATGGCCGAAGTTCAGAATTAAGTTTCCAACTTGCTAAGAAAGGAAAAGAAATGCGTCGTGATATAGAGCACGCGTTTGTTGGAGCTCTTCAGGCCGGTACTGCTGGAAATGGATCAACTGCTCGTCAGATGACTTCAGCTCAAAACCAGATTCACGCTGACACTACTAGCACTGCTGGATCTAACCGAACCTTCACTGAAACTTTGCTTTTGGGTAACCTTCAGGCTGTTTACAACGAGGGCGGCGATCCTAACCAAGTACAGGTTACTCCATCTCACTCTGTAATCGTTGCTGGTTTCGCAGCATCTTCAGGTCGAGAGCGTGACTTCAACACTGGCACTACGTTAGTTAACGTCGTGGACGTTTACGTGAGTCCATTCGGAGAGGTTTCAATTGTTCCTAATCGATTCCTAGCTGCAAACACTTGTCTTGTACTAGACACAGAGTACTGGTCTCGTGCCGTTCTGCGTCCAATGCAGTCAGTTGTACTTGCTAAAACTGGTGACTCCGATAAAAGACAACTGCTTACAGAGCAGACTCTTGTTTGTGAAAACAACAAGGCGTCAGGTCTTATCAACGCACTAACTGCTTAATGATGAAACTGGGCAGTCCCTTCGGGGGCTGTCCTTTTATTTATGAGGTATTTATGTCTGACGAACTTTTTGATCGGATTGACCACGACACTAATAACGACAGCATTACTGTAAGCCACTCACAAGATGTCAGTGGAATTCTTGCAGCTAATAAAAAAGCTCGTGAGGAGGCTGAAGGGCAACGTATGGGTGAAACTCAACGTGTTGCAAGCATACCCTCTGTAGTTGTTATGGAGTGGATGAAAGAAGGCATTAACGTTATGGCTCCAAACCGTGAAGATTTAAAGCGCATGAAGAAAAAGCTTAACTCTCCAGAGTGGGCTTACCTTAGAACAGGTGGTGGCAGACTATGAGCCTAGCTAACTATGATGGCCTCAAAGCCTCAGTGGCTAATTGGCTTAACAGAACCGACCTTTTAACTGAGATACCAGATTTTATTGAACTTGCGGAGAACCGCATATTCCATGATGTACGCGTTCCTACTAATGAGAAGACGGTGTTACTGACACTAAGCTCAGATGGTTACGCGACTATTCCTAGTGATTTTTTAGAGGTTAAAGATGTTTTCTTTAACTACAACCCCTTGCANAGAGTGTCTCTNACTGATCTTTACTCATATGTTGATGCAGCGGGTACACCAACGTGCTTTGCGCGTGAGACTTACCGGCTTAAATTCTTTCCAACTCCGACGGTAGCTGCCTCTGATGAGGTTCGTATGATTTATTACTACGACGTTGGACGGCTCAGTGCAACTACCACGACTAACGTCATGTTGAGCACAGCACCAGAACTTTATCTGTACGGTGCTCTTGTTGAGGCTAGTAACTTTTTAGGCTCTGACGGCTCACGGTGGGAGGCTGGGTATCAGCAAGCCTTTGCACGATTAATTAAACATGCAAGAGACTCAGAGTTTGCTGGCTCAACACCACAAGTAAATAGCGGGTACTAATATGGCTGGATTTTATGGTCAGAATCCTGAGAGCACGGTTGTTGGCTCAACTAGCTCTGCTGAGTCAACGATAGCTGAGAATTCAGCAGCTCAGACGGACACCTCTGGTGGTTTTTATCAAGGGTCTCCAACGCAAACGACGACAGATGCTTACACAGCAGATGCTCTGTCATCTAAGAATGATGCGGCTCAATCTGCATCAGCAGCGGCTCAGTCTGCCGTTTTAGCGGCTGCATCGGCTGCATCATCGGTGGTGCTTACTGGTTCTGGTTCTACAACAGTCACAGGGGTAACACCTAGTTTTACTATATCCACGCCTACAGTTGTGTCGGCTTTTACTAACGATGAGAACTACCTAGACCCCAACTCAGTGTTGGATGCGGGTAACTTTTAAAATTTAACGAGGCTTAAAAATGGCACAAACAATCAAGATTAAAAGAAGTACAAGCACAATAGCTCCTTCTTCTCTATCGGCTGGTGAACTTGCATATAGTTCAAAAGCGGACACACAAAAACTTTACATTGGTGATGGCTCTAATGTCTTAGCAATAGGCGGTAAGGCATTTACTGATAAATTAGACCTCATCGGTTCAGGGCCAAATACTGTTGTAGCGACAACTCAATATTTAGGCGTCTCAAAGCTTGGAAGTGACACCGAGCAAATCGTTGCAGCTAACACTGTTTCAGCAACTGCTAGCAGAACATACGCTGTTCAGCATAACAGTTCTGACCAAATGGTTGTTAACGTTCCTTGGGTCACTCTACCACAGGCAACTGCATCTGTTTTAGGTGGAATAAAAATAGGTACTGGCTTAACAATTGACGCTAGTACCGGTGTTGTAACTGCTGACGAAGTAACTTCTTCTGCTGTTTCTTTAGCCGGTGCTTTGATGGACTCTGAAGTTACTAATCTTGCTCAAGTAAAAGCGTTTGATACTTCAGACTATGCGACATCAGCACAAGGCACACTTGCTACAAACGCACTTCCCAAGGCCGGTGGAACCTTAACTGGAGATATATCTTTTGGTGATAACCTAAAAATAAAAATGGGCGCTCAAACTGGTGGTGACTTAAATATCTACCATGATGGTACTAATTCAGTTATCCAAGATAGAGGTACAGGAAACTTACAGTTACTTGCTAATGATTTAGAAGTAAAAAATTCTCAAGGTAACACTTTTTTCCAAACGCATAGTGACGGAGAAACAACTTTTAGCGCTGGTTCATCAGAGATTTTAAAACTCTTGGTCGGTAACGATAGCGCAGTAAGAGCCGATACTAATATACGAATAAACAGTTTAAATGGTAAGTTTCAAACAGGAGGGGTGGCTGTTGCTGATAGTGGCCAAGGAGCAGAGTACTGCTTTGAAATGTTTGGCTCTACTAATAGTTCAGCTACAGATCACCACGGTAATGTTAAAGTTAAAGGTGGTGGAGATTTAAAACTTACTACTGACAGCACTTCTAAAACTCAAGTTACCGCTGGTAAGTTTCAGT